AAAAATACCTCTCAATATTAGTTCAGCTTGCTACAGGAGGTGGTAAAACAATCGTGATGTCTTACCTAATTCAGCGTTATTTAACCAGGAATATAGATGCTAAAATAGCTATTATAGTTCACCGAGAAGAACTCGTGACCCAAACAGAAAACACACTTCGTAATTTTGGCATTACGCATATAAAAGTTCACATGGTGGAAACTTTCTGCAACCATATTAAAAAACATGGCATCAGGGATTACGATCTGATTATAATTGATGAATGCCATATTGGAAATTTTAAGAAGGTATTTGAGCATTATAAGGAGTTGGAAACGATAATAATTGGTTTCACAGCAACACCAATCAGCGCGACAAAAAAGCATCCATTGAAAGTAGATTACGACACTATTGTTACAAGCGTCCCAATAAAAGAGCTAATAAATAGAGGTAACTTAACACCATGCATACATTACTCGCCTGATACCGGGGTTGATAAAAAAAATATGAAGAAAACAGCCGGGGAATACAACATGGCAGCTATGTCTACAGAATTTTCTAAACCTAAATTGGTTGAAGCTGTAATACATAACTATGAAAAGCTATGTAAAGGCCGTAAAACGATTGTTTTTAACACGACAATAGAACATTCCATATTGGTGCATAACTGCTTTAAAACGGCAGGATACAATTCAAAATGTTTAGACTCTAAATCAGTAGGTCAGGAAGAGCGCAGGGAAATACTCGCGTGGTTTAAAAATACACCTGATGCAATACTAAATAACGTAGGTATCCTTACCGCTGGTTTTGACGAACCAAGCATAGAGGCTGTTATATTCAATCGTTCTACTAAATCGCTAACGCTTTGGCTGCAGTGCTTAGGTCGTGGTGCCAGAATATATCCAGATAAAGACTTTTGGTTAGCGATAGATTTAGGGGATAACATACAAGGCGAAGGACATGGATTTTGGGATCAGCATCACAATTGGGAACAATATTTTTTATATCCAGATATCCCAGGAGAAGGAGCGGCACCCATGAAGGAATGCCCTGAATGTACGGCCACCATTTACATGGCCGCTACTAAATGCCATATATGCGGTCATGAAATGCCTAGAGAAACAGTATTTTCAGATATGATATTGGAACTCAATATTATGCCTGATAAACCAGTTAAAAAAAACTCACAATTATCGTTAGAATCTGCTATTCAGACAGTAGTTTCAAACATTAAAAAGCTACCTTTAGAACCCGCTGATAAAATAGATATGCTCAGGTCAGCACTACCTAAAATATACGATCAGGCCGGATGGGAGCTTAGACCTTATTTATTAAAACACTTAATTCAGAAATATGCTTAACCTAGTACACTTAGCGGCGCAAAGGAAATTTGCCCACTTTACATTATGGAGGCCGAAATCAAATGGAGGATGGGAATTTAATTACATCGACATTGCCGGATTTTTAACAACACGCGGATACTACTTATTCCGAACGTCTAAACAGAAACATATCTACATCAGGATAATAGACAATATCGTCTCTGAGGTAGGTAAAAAAGACATGAAGGATGATATATTGGACTTCATTAAAAAAGAGGAAGGAGCGCATATATATGAGTTCTTTTTGAAAAACATAGGTAAATGTGTAAATGATGAATTTTTAGAAACATTGCCTGCGAAAGAAGTAGAATTTAAAAAAGATCTTAAAGATGTCATGCAACTATATTTCCAAAATTGCATCGTTAAGATAACAAAAGAAAAAATTACTACTTTCCCATACACAAAAATGATCGGCTATATTTGGGAAAGCCAGATTATACAACGAGAATTTAACCCAGATACCATCCCCGGTTCAGACTTTAAAACTTTTTGCTGGAATATATCCAATCATGACGCAGAAAGGTACAAAGCCATTTGCTCTACTTTAGGATACCTAATGCATAATTATAAAAATCCCGCCTACTCTCCGGCTGTAATACTCAATGACGAGGTCATATCAGATCACCCGGAAGGAGGTACGGGCAAAGGATTATTACTCAAAGCCGTTGAACAATACCTATCAACAGTCGTGATAGAAGGTAAAACATTTACTTTCGATAAATCATTTGTATACCAACGCGTAAACGCAGATACTAAACTCATATCATTCCAGGATGTTAATAAGTCATTCGACTTTGAGCGTCTTTTCTCGGTTCTTACCGACGGCATCAATGTAGAGAAGAAAGGCTTAGCTGAGATACATTATCCCTTCCATGACAGCCCTAAAATAGTTATCACAACAAACTATGCCATAAGGGGTAGCGGCAATAGCCACGAGCGTCGCAGGCATGAACTAGAGATAGCTCAATACTATAATAAATCTAAAACGCCATTTGATGAATTCGGTAAAATGATGTTTCACGATTGGTCCGATTCAGATTTTAGTGAATTTGACGCTTTTATGTTCGAATGCTGCCAGTTCTATTTACGACATGGGTTAGTAAAACAGGAGTTCATTAACCTTAAAGGTAAACGCCTGGCTGCAGAAACATCTGTAGATTTCCTTAATTTCATGGAAGGGTTCGATTTCCAGACCGTAGGTAAAGCCGCGCTATTTGATAGGTTCGTATATGAGTTCGATGAATACAAAGGCTTTAAATGGTTTTCTAAGCAAACATTTACTAAATGGGTATCTGCTTATGCCGAAAGTAATGGTTATTCATGCTCAGATTATATTTATCAGTCAGTAAGACACTATAATTTCATAAAGAAATAATTACAAAGTTGTAATCGAAATTACAAAGTTATTACAACTTAATTACAAAGTTTAAAATTGCAAATATCTATAAAACAATATGTTAAAGCATAAATTACAGAAATTACAAACTTGAAGTAGTACTACAAGTATAAATATACTTTTTTGCGCGTAATTATATATAAACTTTGTAATCTTTGTAATTTTATATAAAAAACACACTTTAAACATATTTAAAGGCTGATTTAGACCTCTCAACTTTGTAATTTATTTGTAATTAAGTTGTAATTTTGTATACCAACTTTGTAATTTTTGCCCAAAAACACACTAAAATGAACAGAAAAGAAGAAATACTACACCAGAAAATATCAGAGGCATGGAATAATACACACCTTTATGACCATGCAGAAAAACAAAGGCTATTTTGCATCTGGACAAATGCTCAATCTAAACAGTATGGCAACAAAATGCGTACGATGGGTGTTAAGCCAGGGATCAGTGATTGGGCATATATGAATGAGGACGGCAGGATTACCTGGATCGAACTCAAAACAGAGGAAGGACATCAATCACCTGATCAGGTTAAGTTCCAAAATCTTTGCTTATATTTGGGTCACGAATATAAAATAGCTCGCTCATACGTTGAATTTTGGGCGTGTGTAGGGATACCAGTTCCAATAGAGGAAAGCGAATTAAAAACTAAGTAATATGGAAACAGTAGGCAGGCCAGCTCATTTCGAAACTAAAGAACAATTACAGGAATGTATTGATACATATTTTATTTGGATACAAGGAGTTTTTGAGTGGGTTGATATTATTGTCAATGGTGAAAAAGTAGGCCGTGAAAAGGAATGGGTAAGGGAACCAGAGCCGCCAACAATTACCGGATTAGCTTTATTCCTTGGTTTTGTATCTAGACAAAGCGTTTATGACTACGAAAAAACAGGAGAATTTTCTTACACCATAAAAGAAGCCAGGCTAAGAGTTGAGAATGGTTATGAAAAAGCCTTGATGACAAGAAATTCAACAGGAGCTATTTTTGCGCTTAAAAACTTTGGATGGACTGATAAGCAAGAGATAGACCACAAATCTACAGACGGCACCATGTCCCCTACCCCGATATCGTTTAGTAAGGGTAGCCAGAAGTAACGGAATTGTTACGTTTTGGGTGGGTTTGATTTTGTAAATTGCAGTATGAAACAGACAGCAGAAAAGGTATTAGCAGCCATCCCCGAATGGAATTATGGTCAATATAAATCATCTGACGTGATAAAAGCCATGAAACTATATGCCAATGCCAAACTTGACGAGGCGGCGGACAAAGCTAATACCCGATATTTCAAGCCAGAAGGCGAGGACTATAGAATGATAGTGGATAAACAAAGCATTATTTCCCTCAAAGACAAAATATAGCCTTTAATGGTCCTATCCGAAAAGTACGAACCCTTATTTGAGTGGCTATCAGCCCAGCCCGGCAACCCGCTGTATACAGTAGATACTGTTATTATAACGGGTGGGCGTAATAGCCAAAAGTCATTTGCGGTAGGCGCATGGTCATGTGTGGCAGCAAAAGATTTCGTACATAGGGTACTTTACACCAGGTACACGCTGACATCAGCACAGGATTCTATTATACCAGAGTTTACCGAAAAGATTGAAATGCTTAATGCGCATTCGAGTTTCGAGGTAACGAAAGACCGGATAATAGGAACCGGAAATAACAGCAAGGTCGTATTTAAGGGTATTAAAACCAGCTCAGGCAACCAAACAGCTTCTCTAAAGTCACTAAAGGATTTCTCAGTGTTCGTATTAGAGGAAGCAGAGGAAATGCCTAGTTTTGATAACTGGGATAAGATCAAAAAGTCAATCCGGGCTAAGGATGTACGCAACCTTTCGATATTGCTACTCAATCCGACAACTAAAACGCATTGGATATACGAGGAATTCTTTGAATCTGAGGGCGTAGCGGAAGGGTTTAACGGCATTAAAGGCAATGTACTGTATATACACAGCTCGTACCTTGATATGGAGCGCGAACTTATTGCGGATAACATCTGGACGGATTTTGAGATTAAACGCGAACATTACGAAATATATGAGCGTACACCGAAATCAGATCGTGAAAAGTTAGACCGAAAAGTCATTAAAAATGCCGTTTACTATAAGCACGTTGTTTTAGGCGGGTGGCTGGATAATGCCGAAGGTGTCGTATTTGAAAATTGGTCTATTGGAGAGTTCGATGAATCGTTGCCTTATGGCTTTGGTCAGGATTTTGGGTTTTCGGATGACCCGACGACGCTAGTAAAGGTGGCTGTTAATCGCAAACACAAGCGGATATATGTAAAAGGTTGCTATGGTAAAACAGGAATGTCAACCGGGGCGATATATGAAGCTAATTTACATTACTGCGGCGTTAAATCAGAAATAGTTGCTGATAGCGCGGAGCCTCGTTTAATATCAGAAATACAAGCAAAGGGGCTAAACATAAAAAGAGCCATAAAAGGCCCCGGTTCTATAAGCGCATCAATAAAAGACATACAGGATTACGAAATAATAATTGACCCAGGGGCAGAAAGTGCACCAATAGTTAAGGAGATAAACAACTATGTTTGGCACGATAAAAAGTCTGGTGTACCTATTGACTTATATAATCACTATTTGGATGCTATCAGATATAAAGCATGGCCAATGATTAAAGAAGGAATCAACCTAGAATCCGAATTAGTATAATTGTCAAAATGTTGTTACATTTACAACTATGAATAAACTCCAAAAAATAGGCGCAGCGATATTAGGCATTAAAGCGCAGTACGCACCAGGGTTTAGCATGCTTATGGGCAGCTCATTTGGATGGTCATTGAAAAGTAAATCTGCTCAGCTTAATAAAGGCTATGAAAATAAAATAGTTTATGCGGTCGTAAACGTATTGGTTCGTAAGCTAGTAGAGGCACCTATTTTAGTTAGTAAAGTAAAATCAGCTAAAGACCTTGCAAGGGTCAAAAGCTACAATTTCGCAAAAGGCAACGATACAGGGCAGTACAATATACGCCAGGTTAAAGCCCTAGAAGAACTTTTAGAGCATAAGCTTATTGATCTACTAACAAGCCCTAACGAATACCAGACAGGCATCGAAATGCGTGAATCGTTTTGGTTTAACTATGAGCTTACCGGGGATGGGTATTTGTTTGTTGAGAAAGCTAATGGTAATCCTGTATTCCTTCATTCACTGCCAGCAGACCGGGTAGCTATAAAACGCGAAGGAGATGATTGGCGGCTACCTATTACAGGCTATTCGTTCAGTACATATAGCGGCAAAACAATTGACCTACCCATAGAAGATGTAATGCACTTGCATAAATGGTCTCCTTACGATCCTATAAACGGCGGCTACTCCCCTATGATTTCAGCAGGGGCTAGCATAAGCAAGAACAACCAGAACGATATAGCTCAAGGTTCAGCATTCCAAAATGGCGGTACAGGTACCTTAATAAGCTCAGATACTATTGTTCAGGATGGTGTAAGCTACTCTAAGTTATCAACCGAGCAAGTTAAATCTATTAAACAAACCGTTCAACAGGAATGGGTAGGCGTTCACAATAACGGTAAATTCCATGTTACTAACGGAGCTGTTAAAGTTGATAAATTAGGGGATAGCCTTGTTGACCTTAATGCAATCAACGCAGACGATCAAGATGCAGTGCGAATAGCAGCCGCGTGGGGGGTTAACTCTATTTTGATAGGGGATAAGTCGGGTGGATCGGAAAATAACGTTAAAGTAGCGGAAAAACAGCTTGTAACTAATGTGGTTGTTTCAGAATTAAGGAAGTTTGACCAGAAATTTAAAGTGTTCAGCAAGGATTGGTATCGGGGTGAACGCTTAGACGTATCGCATGACCTTACTGAATATTCGGAACTTGCGCCTGATCTGGTACAAATGAAAGCCGTTTACGGGGATGCTTGGTGGATTAGCGGTAACGAAAAACGCAATCTATTCAAATTTGATTCATCGACAGATCCTAACATGAATAAATATCTTGTTCCATCTGGTTTAAGCCCTTTGGATACTTTGTTTGCTGATGAAATCGATATGGGGGACGGTGAGGAATTATGATCTTAGAACTTGACGCTACCGATTTAATCGCAGCATACGAAGCCGGGCTGACAGAGGGATTTATGTTAGGTATCGAGATTGTTACACCGGATGTTGGGGAAGATTTGTAAATTGCAGGTATGGAATATAAAATGCAGAGCACAGTTCGAGTAATAACTTTAAATCCTAAATTTTCTTTAGAAAGTGACCCAGATTTATTTTTAGTTTGCGATAAGGAGGGTAGTTACCCTTGTGCGACTAGGCTAGTAGAAGATAAGTTTTATAGGGTTCTCACCTGCATGACTATGGGCGTTAAATTTGGTTTTGTTCCAAAGCACTTAAACAAAAAAGTAAATACTTTCCCTAAAGATTTAGAATTACTTAATAGAGCTTATGGAGGGGTTTTTGATTCCCTAATTGAATACCAAACAGGGGAATCTATCAATGACTTTAAGAAGATAGATCTACGTATCCAGATGCTAAAGTCTTGTGTATTTTACAATTCTGTAACACCAGTTTGCAACCAGAACAATGCTTAAAGAATTCCGAGAAGAACGCCTAATATGGAACCGTTTTCATGCTAAAGCGGAAAAGGAACTGTTTACGGTTTTCCGTAAGGCTTTATTGAGTTCTATTGCTCCTGTTATAAAGTATGCTGAGAACAATGGACTAAATAATATTCCCGTAAACGGTTTAGTCAATCGTAACGTTTGGATTGTTCCTTATCAAAACGCATACGCAAAACAGGGTATGCAAATGGCTAAAATCGAGTACTACAGGCAAAAATCGTTAACACCATCAAAAGCAAGCGCCATAGATTTCCTGGTAGACATATGGTCTGGGATATTAAAAGAATATGCTTTGACATACACATACGGTATACAAAGAGAACTAAACGAAACAACCGTTAAAATGATACAAGCAGCTTTAGGCGATGTTGCAGAGTTAGATATGGATAGAACCGGGCGACTTAGGTTATTCATTAAAGTATTAAAAGACCGGGTTAAAAACAGAGCGGCCAACATATCTCGTACCGAGGTGACAACCTTGGCTAACTTAGGTAAGTCTGTTGCTGCTCAAAGCTGGGTAGATGAACAAGGTGGGCGGGGGTATCATGTTTGGTTAGGCCGGAATGACGAAAAGGAAAGACCAGACCACTTGCATACTAACAACACAATCTTACCATTAGAAGAAAACTACATCGTTGGAGGTGAACAGGCAATTAGGCCAGGCGACGTTAACCTATCACAAAAGCAAAGAATAAGGTGCAGATGTACGCAGTCGATCATGACGGCAAATCGATATAACCGCTACGTTAAATTAGGCCGAATTGTTAATGGTAAATTGGTGGGGGCATCGTAACTACATCGTTACATTCAGATAAAGATTAGTTAGGTAAATTTGGGTATTAAAATATTAAAATAATTATGGGATGGGATGCTTATAGTTCAGCACCTCACAGTAAATCTGTGAGAGGTGGATTAAAATATAAAAAGCACAGAGAAGCTTTTAATCAAGCTGTTTATAACGTCAGAAAAAATGCAGGTAGCGTTGATGGTATGCTACAGTTTGGAGGTTTAGACTGTTCATTATGCAGAGAAATGATGCGAAAAGCTGCCGGTTTAAGTAAAAAGGAATTAAATTGGGGTCTTGCATGGCACCATGACGGTATGAAGCCTGAATTCGTTAAAGTAATGCATATGTTTTTAAATTGGAATTTCAAGTATAAAAAAGAAGATGCATGGGCTTATTGGTCAGCAAAAGAATTCGTTAGAGTTTGTGCTGATAACGGGCTAAGTATTAAGTTTACTTATTAAATACTAAACTGTAAAAATTAACCCCATCCCCGTCAGATCGCAAATCCGGTTCAATTAATTTTGGCCGGATTTTCTTTTTTATTTGCATTTCAATTATTTTAATTACATTTGCTTGTAACGAATTTGATACAATGGATTTAACCAAAGATTTTCAGTCCGAAGTAAAAGACCTAGACGATAAAACCGGTTATGTAGAGGCATATGCCAATGCGTATAACAACGAGGATAGCGATAAGGATATTTCTGCACCAGGTTCTTTTATTAAGTCCGTATCTGAGAGCTTTAAAAAGATCAGGGTTTATAAAAACCACGACACTACGTTAATGGTAGGCGTTCCTAAAAAGATTGATACACAAGACGCTTATGGGCTTCTTACAGGTACTCAGTTCCAGATGAACACTGATTTAGGCCGTGATATGTTTAACGATGTTAAGCTAATCACTGAAAACGGACAGGATGCTGATTTATCCATCGGTTACCGGGTACTTCGCAGGGATGCTAAAGACAACCGTATCATTAAAGAGTACGGACTTAAAGAATATTCGTTCCTTACTAGCTGGGGGGCAAATCCACTTGCTATTGTAACCGGACTGAAAGAAGTTAATTCAGTGAACAAACTGATTGACCATTTAACAAAAATGTATAACCTTCCTTACTCAGATGAACGTCTGGTTAAGGTTGAAACTATATTAAAATCACTCACGATTGCGCCGCAGTTCAGCACCCATGAAGATGAGCCGATAAATGAAATATTAACTCACTTAAAAAATTCCTTAAAATAACATGGAAATCAAAGAAGTAAAAGAAGCGATTGACGAAGCTGCAAAAGGCTTAAAAGAAGAATCGCAAGGCGCGTTAAGAACTGCTAAATCAGCTTTAGAAGCTGGTCAAAAAGCACTTGAAGAACTGAAAGAGAAAGCGAGTTCTGAAGAGGTGGATAAAGTAAAAAATATGCTTGAAGACCTTGAAAAAGACTTAGCTAAAAAACTGGATGCTGCAATCGTTAAGTTCGAGACTAAAGCAAAAGAGAGCGCAGGAAACGAAACTTTTGAATCTATTCTAGGTAAGGCACTTGAAAATGCCACCGATGACCTAGCTAAATTCAATAAAGGCGAAACTAAGAAAGTAGCTATTGAGCTGGACATGAAAGCTGTTGGTTCTTTTGGTATCAACAACGTAACAGGCCCTTCGCAATGGGCAGGTATCCAACGTCCGGGAATCATCACGAATCAGAACACTAACACACACGTTAGAAGTTTGATCAATGTATTGCCAGCTGGGCCAGGAACTGATTTCTACTTCATGCGCGAAAATGGAGCCGGAGAAGGAAATCCTGCGCCAACATCAGAGGCAACATCTGCAGCAACTCCAACAACTCAGGCGACAGGTTTAAAACCTCAGTTTGATCTTGATTTGGTTGAATCAAGCGTTAAGTTTGAAACAATCGCTGGATGGATGCTGATGTCGAAAAAAGCAATGTTGAATATCCCTGGTTTAATGGCTTACCTTAATTTGAGGTTGCCGGAAAAACTTTGGGACGTTGAAGATAGCCAAATCCTTTACGGTAACGGTACGTCACCTAACATTAAAGGTATTTTGACTGCTGGAAATTTTGTTGCTTCAACTGCTCCTATTGCAAACGTTCTGGTTGAGAAAATCATCAAGGATATGGCTTTGCTTGAAGACACTTACAAACGTTTAGCTACAGGTATCGCAATGCGTCCGGTTGATTACTACTCGTTCTTTTTGAATAAAGCTGCCGGTTCTGGTGAATACGATCTACCACAAGGCGTAACGTTCGTAAACGGGGTTCTGTACATTTTAGGTGTGCCGGTTGCAAAAACAACAGCGTTAACTACTAATGATTATGTTGTGGGTGATTTCCAAAATGGAACCGAACTGTATGTTCAGGAAGCAATGCAAATTGAATTCTTTTCTCAGGACGGCACCAATGTTCGTACGAATCAGGTAACTGTACGTATCGAAGAAACAGTGGCTTTACCGGTATACGGCCCTGATTACTTCATCAAAGGAACATCAGCTTTAGCATAGTAAAAATATAGGTTTTGTTTTTGATCCCCTTGGCATTAAATTGTTAAGGGGATTTTTAGTACCTTTAAAATAAAAAATATCATGGTTAAAGTAAAATTCAAAAGAGATCACGTAGAACACGTAGAAGGTCAGGAAGCTGAAGTAACCCAGGAACGCGCTACATACCTAGAAATGACGGGCGCTATCCATTCGGACACTACATCTGTCAAAGAAGAAAAACAGACGTATGTTAACAAAATGCAAAAGGGCAAACGCAAAACAAAAGCTAAGTAAATGGAAGTTGTTGTAATCACAGACGTAACCGAAGAGCCAGTGACGCTTGACGAAATCAAAGATTTCTGCCACATAGATCAGGACTACGCTATTGATGACGCTAAGTTATCCGCTTATATCACATCTGCCAGGGAATTACTGGAAAAGGAACTGAACTTATCTTTAGCGCCAAAGGTTTTAGAATGGCAATATGGCGGTGCTTCACAAGAAATACCATATGGCCCCGTTGGTGAAATTGTAAGTTTAAAGACATCCTCAGACGTACTTGTAGATCCTACTGTTTACAATATATCCGGTTTAGCCTTTAAGTCAATCAGGATCAACGATTACTCAGGTTGCTATATCATTTACCCGGTCGGATATACGGGGGCTGAAAAGGCTTATAATCTAACTTATAATGCTGGTTACGAAACATTGCCATGTATTTTATTAACGGCTATTAAAATGCAGGTAGACTATTGGGTTAAGAATTTAGGGGCTGCTAAAAATGAGCTTACACCCGACGTAAAAGAAATGACATTGAAATACAGCCGTAACTTATACATACAATAATGAACTCAGGCGAACTAAACCAGAAAATAACTATCGTTATGTTTGAGGACGTAGACGACGGTGCCGGGGGATCTTATCCTAATTCAGTGCCGTATTGGTCTACATTTGCTAAAGTAACGCCCATTCGATCAGGACGTACATTAGAAGCGAACCAAGAACGACTAATCCCGGCAATGAAGTTTGAAGTTCGGGATAGGCGTGATAAGCTCGTTATAGAGAATATGAAGATTGAGTATCGTGGCGCTTACTATCAGGTTATTTCAGCAATACCAGATTACACGTACTGGGAAAGTTTGGTTATTATTGCGCAAGGGAGTAACCCGCCAAAACGTTAAGATTTGACTCCAAATAAAAACCCTTTAATTACCGCCCATAAGCTAACGGGTTTGGCATATAACATTTCATAGTGTCCAGTAAGTAATTTACTAAATTCAATTTTGTCACTTATTGACATAGTTTTATTGACATCTAGTCTGCTTCTTAGCAGCGCATAAAGGCGTTCTTGTTCATCTTCGTCTAAAGTTACGGACGTTTCAAAATAATCGTCACCTACATTTATTTGCAAAGTTCCGCTATCAGTATCCACGTCTTCAATAGAAATGTATTCATGTTCTCCTGATCCTGTTTTAATTGTTTCTATACTCATACCCAAATATACAACTCCACCTATTCACTTTTTGCAACGATTTCGTTACATTTGCTTATGCCCCGCGTCCTATCAAATTTCGGTCAATTAACATCTGCTTTAAACAGTATGTCCACCAAGTTCCAAACTGAGGTAAAAGAAATAATAGAAACGAATTTAGGCGATATTGAGTTAGAAGCGATACGGGATGCTCCAGGGCCAGGTGCATCGATTAGAACTACATTCGGTACTGAAACACAAGACAAGATAGCGCGTGGTAGGGGATGGACACCTATAAGTCAAGCGATAGGCTACAGTATCGATACAAGTGGTTATAAGGGTAGGGTATTTGTCGAGCGTTCAGCGGGGGATATTGCGGCATGGGTTGAGTTTGGAACTGGTCAAAGCGCATCTACATACTTATCTACCGTACCAACTGAATGGAAATCACTAGCCCAGCTGTATTATATCAACGGACGTGGGGCGATCATAGCGCAACCCTACCTACTACCGGCATTTTTGAAATATCAGATCCAATGCGTTAAGGATTTGAAACAAGCCTTGAAGGATTTGAGGTTATAAAGGCATCCAATGATCTGGCTTTGACATTTTGTGCATATTGCCATTTTCTATAAACTTTATACTCCATATACCTGACTTTGTTAACCATCCAGTAGTTACCCAGTCATCGCAAACAGCGGCTCTTACCCCAAATAATCCATATGATAGCATAACTTTTGTGTTTGGTTCTGGTAGTTGATTTTCTACTGAAATCCATTTCATATTTAAAAGTATTAAGTTTTAGGTACACACCGGGGGTGTAATCTTTCAGACACCGCCCGGCATTCTATATCTATGCGCCCCAATTATCCGGGAATTCTATTTTAGCTTTAACATTCGTAAGGAAGGGTGCAGAAGATGCTTCTATGCTGACTCTTTCTATTGATAAAGACGCTACCGAAACACCTGTTATCTTTTCGAAGTCACTAATTTGTTTGATTACAGAGTTCTGTAATTCTTTTTTCAGTCTCAATATTTCTTGCACTTCCATATCTCATTTGTCAGAGCGCTAATGCCCGGCACCACCATAAGCCCGAACCCGGTAAGGTGTCGAGCTGGCAGATTCCCGACTTAGCGGGAACGGGAATATTTAATTATTCATCCAATCGTGTGTATTTTCTAAATCGGGTTTTGTCCTGTTGTCAGAAAAGATATAGAAAGGATTTAAGCCTGTTAATTTGCCAAAAAATTGTGCCTGTATTTTCCGCTGTTCCGCTTTTCTATTTATAGCTTCGTGTATTGGGAATATTGTGAAATTTGATTTTTTTTTCATTTCCGCTAAGATTTAATTGCCGAACATCCGGCACCACAATATTACGAACTATTCCCTATATTTGAATGTAACAACTTAGCTACAATGAAAAACACAAACCTGGCAATACGTACAGCGGTCGCAACGGCTTTAAATGCGGGAGGTGGTATAATCCATTCAGGAACGCAAAAGATAGCCTCATTTGAAGAGTATTTGCAGGAAACAGATACGCGTAAAAAGGCAATACTGACCGTTGGTAACCTTAGCTTAGAGGCCTACATTATCCTGCTTAACCAGACGCAAAACGAGGGTATCGGCAGTAAATGCGGGCGTAATGACGAATGTTCAATTCAATTACAAGTGACAACAGTTTACCCATCAGGCAAAGGAGGTAGTAAAATAGCCGAAGAAATAAGCGATTTGGCATTAGCTAGTTTAGCTAGCGTTGCGCTACCTGATCCATTCGGCCTATGGAAATACGACATTGTAGGTATACGCAACCTAAATTATGACGCACAAAGTACAAGAACATGGATAGTACAAATTACGCTAAACTTCTCAGTGACGCAATAGAGCGTTTCCCTATGCCTAAACGTGCTTGTGTGTGGGTAAGGGCTAGGGTGGAATGGGAAAGGGATAGATGGGTTAAAAAAGCCCTGAACGGTGAGGGACAGGGCTGATGTTTTGAATTAAAATGCAACTTGCCTGAAATATGGAGATGTAGCAGACATTACTTTTGTAATCAGCGCGTCTATAGGTACCCCCCTTGAATCAACATCTTTAAATTCAATCTCACATTCTAAACCTTTCCATTGCCCACTTACATATTGCCAAAGCTGCTCTTTGTACTGTTTATCACCAATAATTTTACACTCAAATCTGTCTCCATCTTCTTTATCTGCTACGTGACAAGTAGCCATGATATATTCAGGAGCAGAAGTCTTGTAAAGCTGTGTTAATAATACTGTTTGTTTCATATTTTATTTTTTTTTGTTTACCCAAACCTACAAAAATAACTATTGCACTTTTGTATCATTATAGTTACATTTGAAATAAAAACGATCAACATGGCAAATCCATTTATCAATGCAAGGGAGTCGCTCCTTTTTTTAAACGTCACTGATGACATCGACACACCTGGAACGGAAATCTCGATCGAGAACTTCGTTGCTGTAGCGTGTTTAACTAGCGTTGACTTTAACGGCTCAACTTCTGGTATTTCGGCCACATCGAAATGTTCAGAATCTGGATTTGCCGAAAGTGTAGCGGGTGAAAAATCATGGACTATGACTGCTGAAGGTTTAGCCCAAAAACTTGAAGTTGGCGATTTACGTATCGACCACAACGCTTTATATAAACAATGGCGGTCAGGTGCTGCGGCATGGTGGATGATTGCTGACCGTACAAATACAGCTACAAGCGTAACTATACGTTATGGCGTAGGCCGTATAGATACAGAGGGTGATTCATTCCCGGATAACGCAGCGCAAACGTTCAGTACTTCTATTACTGGTATCGGTGCCTCATTTGATCAAGACGATTTAGCACCAGTAGCTTAGTATGCAGGGTAACGGAAAAATATCATTTGAAATAGAGGGGGTTAAACATTCCCTTTATTTTGGTATGACTGCTGCGGAGATTGTCGCCACTAAAACAATAGAACGTTTTGATGTGGGTAAAGTTCCTGGTATTACCGGACTTGCTTATTTGGTATTTGCCGGGCTATGTAATCAGGCAGACCGTACCGATTCGGATAGACCAGAATACGAGCTTGCATATGAAATAGCGGAATGGCTTGCGGATAATGACGAATTAGGTAAAAAAGTAGTTTCCGCTTATACTGATTCTCAGGCAAGCAAAACGCTATTAGACAAACTTAACGCTGGTAAAAAAAAAGCAGAGCAAAACCAAAACCTATAGACTGGGAAGCGGTAAGGCTATACGCATTTGGCGAGCTGCAGTTAAAACCTAGAGAGTTTGCAGACCTTACGCCCGGTCAGTATGTAATGATTTGCATAGGGCATAAGCAACGTAAATTAGCGGCTGAAAGGTCTGAAAGGCAAATTAACTGGATGATTTATTCCAGCTTCGGAGATCCAAAGAAAATGCCTAAATCAGCGCAAGCATGGTGGCCGATTGAAGGGGAGCCAAAACCTAGGGTTTACAAACTGACTAAAGCCAAATTGAATAGTATTAAAAATTTCCACGATTTTATTAAATCGGAAGGATGGAGGAAAAAATAAATGGCTGATGCTCAATTATCCGTAGAACTTAGTGCGCAGGTCAATGGATTTGTCACTGCGCTAACACAAGCCGCTACAGCTTCATCAAGAACAGACGGTGTTGTCACCGCAATGTCTAACAATATATCGCGCAACATCGCTAATGTTAACAGGCTTAATTTATCTGGTTTTCAAAGGTCATTACAAGCCGGGCAAGTTTCATTAACTCGGTTACAGGCTACTGTTTCTGCTGCTCCACAACAACTATCACGTTTATCTGTAGGGTCTAATCAAGCCGCTTTTGCGTTAACTAACTTAGGTCGTGTTGCGCAAGATGCACCGTTCGGCTTCATTGGTATTCAAAACAACTTAAACCCTTTATTAGAATCGTTCCAAAGATTGCGTACTGAGTCAGGATCAAATGCCGCTGCATTGCGAGCCTTGGGTCAATCTTTAATCGGTCCTGCTGGTATCGGGGTTGCTTTATCCTTAGTTACTGCCGCAATCACGTTCTACACGATGTGGCAACAAAAAGCCAATAAAGCCACTAAGGAAACAAAAGAATCTACAGACGACTATATAAACTCCTTAGGAGCAGTTGAGGGCGCCTTACTTAAAGGTCAACAAAACGGAGCGAAAGAGATCAGCAATTTGCGTGTACTCTATGAGCTATACCAAAACGCAAACGTACCGCTATCTAAACGTAGAGACGCGTATAGAGAGATACAAAAAGAATACCCGGCGTACTTTGGTAACCTGAAGTTTGAAGCAAACGCAACAGCGGTAACAACTCAGGCTTACGAGAAACTTACGCTATCAATTATAGCTACAGCAAAGGCACGCGCGCTATCAGACAAGATCGGTGAAAACTCGATTAAAGAGGCAGAGATCGTCAATAAAATACTGAATACCCAAAATGCTATCAACAAGTCCAAATCTGAGGATACAGGTTACGCTGCTGCTTTAGGTGGTAGTCGTGAAACGCAAGGGTTACTTGAAGATCAGGTAAAGCTGCAAACCCAGTTAAATGCGCTGAAAGATCAAGATGCCAGGCTGTCCAAAGAAATAACTAAACAAGTTCAGGGACAGGCAGAAGTTAAAGGTAATTTTGATAAGGTAGGGGAAATAGAAGATCAGAAAAAAGCAACACGCGGTCTATCTGACGTACTGAAAGATTTGAACATTGATCTTGCTCAGGCAGATAACACTTTTGGTGCTACTTTTGGCGATGTAAGAAAAGATAAAGTTTCGGCCTATCAAAAAGCTATTGAAGATTTAATAAAGCTAGGATTTAAACCTGCAGGAGCCGAAATTGAACGGCTGAAAGGGTTGCAGTCTGGTTTGTTTGATGGTGATCTGAAAAACGTACCGAACGCAACAGGTATAAGGGGTAGTACAGCACCGACATTAGCAGGCATACAATTGCCACCTTTAGCCACAATCACAACCGGGTTGACCGATATAGAAAAGGCTTTAAGAACATTCAATGAGAACGCAAACGATATTATTAATAATGGTATTGTTGGTACGTTCGAAAGTTTAGGAACATCTATTGGTTCTGCGCTTGCTGACGGTACAAACATATTTGCTTCAGTTGCTCAAGGACTGCTAGGTACACTGGGCGGACTTATGGTTCAGTTAGGTAAAGTGGCAATTGAAACAGGTGTTGGGATTGGTGCCATTAAGGCCGCGTTAAAGACTTTAAACCCTGCTGTTGCAATCGGTGCCGGGGTAGCTTTAATTGCATTAGGAACAGCTATTCAGGGTAAGGTGTCAAATTTGGGTGGTGGTTCTCAATATCAAGGCGTGAAACAAATACCAGGATTTGCATCTGGCGTTACTAATTTCGGCGGGGGTCTTGCTATGGTTGGAGAAGTAGGCCGAGAACTTGTACAACTTCCACAGGGCAGCAATGTCATTCCGAACGGACGTACTGAACGTTTGATGAAGGGTAGTTCGGGTAATCAAATTATGTTTTCTACCGAATTAGGTATTGAAATGGGGCAATTGGTTGCAAGAATAAGGCAGACTGAAAAACAATTAAATCGTTTAGGGTAATGGCACAGATAGACCGATTTCAAGTTAAACCGTCTGGTTTTCTGGCTAAATGGCGTACTGCTATCGTTGACATAGACGAAAACGGAAACCTATCCAACCCGGAAGCAACAGGTGAACCGGTGATGAACTTAGACCGGGTATCTGATTACAAATCAAATAACAGAAGATATAATCCTGGCGATAAGATAACCGAGTTTTGTAACCTATCAACCTACACCAATTACAGGGTTTACGCAACAGACGAGCGCCCATTTGCTAGGGTAGAAACGGATATTAACGCGGCTAAATGCGGATACCAAACACCACTACCCGAACCTTCTGTACCGTTTAGTCCTTTTGGTAATCCTGTTTACGGTGTTTATCGTGCTTATGGTTGGTGTGATATCGAGGGCGTACAATGCGAATTGGATATAGAAAGTAAAAATTATACCGGGATACCTGGCTACCTGAATACTGGAGGCAAATCTCCGGCTATCGTATCATATAAAGAGGTAGACGACAAATTCGATCCGTTCCGCCCTGCAGAACTTAAAATGTCTTTCATTTGTGATGAGGATTTCTTACTACAGGAATTTTACACTAACGATGAACGTGCTTTCCGAGTTACCGCTCGTAAGGCCGGGTCGGTTGTTTTTAGGGGGTATATCATTCCTAGTACTTGTACTGAACCTTTTATGGCTGTTCCTTATCCTGTATCTATTTCGGCAACGGATGCTTTAGGCGGACTTAAATCAAGTTCATACCCCTTGCCTGTAGGGTCAGACATTGAGGTATATCAATCTTTTGTTGACATCATTGCCTACTGTTTATCGCTTACTAATTTAAATTTACCGATAAGAACGATATGCAATCTGTATAGTTCAGGAATGCCAACTGGATTAGATAATGATCCGCTTTCTATGGCGCGTGTTAATCCTCTATCGCTAACGAATGATAAAGGCGGAGTAATGACTTGCTACGAAGCATTAGAGGCTGTGCTCATCAGTTGGGGGGCATACATCGTTCAAGCAGATGGGGTTTGGAACATCATACGTGCAAATGAATTATCAGGATCGGTAATAAGGGCAAGGAATTACAACTATAAAGGCTTATTTTTGAATGCGGAGATATTGGACGTAAACCGCGTAATAGGTTCGGTGCTATGATATACTATAACTTTGTAGGCAATAAATCAGGATTAAATCAGGGTGTAAATATCGCTTATGATGAGTTGGCAGGTACGTTATCGGCACTGCTTACAAATGGCGGCACACCTCCTGTTAGTTTTGATGCGCATTACCCTAACTTTGCACCGGGCGATACATTGATCCGCAAATGGGCTTCGGGATTTACTTATACGCTCAAATGGGCTGACTTATATCCGTTCGCTACATTTACTAAAGTTGCTGCGGCTGTAGATCCTGTATTTAACGATATACGCATTAATTCGATTACAGTAACCGACGAAACAGGAACAGGGCTAAATAACGGAACGGCAACAATTAACGCTTCCGGTGGATCTGCTCCATACGAGTATAGCCCGGATGCAATAACATGGCAGGATAGTAATCTGTTCGGCTCTTTAAGCCCGCAGGTATATACGGCATTTGTTCGATCTAAATCATTAGCTGGTTTAATAGCTTCTGGTAATTTTGAGGTTGAACCTTTCGAACCTACACCGCCTGAACCGGAACCGCGCGTTAAGGAAATAATAGCTTTATCAGGGGCAGAAATGCCGATACAAGACGCCTACAAACGTGTTGAGGTGTTAACTAAATTTGGCAACGTTCCGAGCCTTTTATATAATGGTGACTTTGAACTATTCGACGGTCAGAACTTTAATTTCTGGACTAGGTTTGGTGGCCTAAACTTTTCTCGCGTGCCTCGTACTATCACGAATGCAAAAGGCGAACTTGTGCCTTTAGATAATTACGCAATCCAATTCAATGAGCGGGCAGATGCGGGAAAGTATTACCAATCGGCACCTATTCCGTTACAGATAGGCGATAAAATAAGTGTTAAGTACCGAGTAGGAAAAACGGATACAGGTGTTACTACCACTGTTGATGATGGTGGTTATTCAGGTGGTTATACGGTAACGCAAACAGTCGGCACCATGTATGTGTGTAAAATACGCATTAAGGTCGGTAACTACTATTTACGGAACGTAGATTACGGCACTTCATACGAATGGGTAACATCTCTTAGTACGATATCCAATCTGATCGAGAACAGTAAAGGCGACGCTAATACCTTTTCGTTTAACTTTTCTGCGCCTGAATGTCCGGTATCGGGGTTAATGAGTTTGCAGATATACGGGTTCACTAAGGTAAATTATGATAAGGCTGTATCGAGCGGCGGTAATGCATTAAATAGGCCGGAGTTGATTATTACTGAACTGCCAGGCTACATCCCAATCATAATGGATGATATATCTGTATCAAAAACAAGTGCAGTAGCCGATTCAGATGTAACCGGAACGCTCAGTAGTTCCACCAACTTAGGGTTTTATACCGAAAAACCTGATCGTATCGAAATACCATTCGGAGATTACGCGCAAAGGACTGCAGCAGATACACCTTTAAATTCACTGTATGCTATAAGGTACAATGGGGTTTATACTTCGGGTTGGTATGAGTACGGAACGACTGCAGCGCCTGTACCGTTTAGCCTGGCTTTGGCTAAATCAATTCTAAGGGCTTACCAAAAAGCTTTCAGGTTCTGGTTAGGTGATTTAAAGTTGCGTTCTGGCATGTTGGGATTTAGCTACCTAAATACATTCAGTTTTGAAGTTCCGGGGCAATCATTGACGTTCAACAAAAAAGTGTTCGGAATATTAGGCGGTGATATTGACTTGAAATATAACACATTTTCAAATGGCAAGCTAGCTGAATTGTTTGATAGAGCGGGTAAATCTGTTGATCTGACAACACCTGAATATCCAGGAAGTGAGCAAAGCGAAATTATACAAGATCCTACAGTTGATTTAAATCCGAAATATGGTATATTTACCGAAGAGTTTACGCAAGAATTTACATAGATGAACTATAACGATCTTTTAGACGCATACAAGCAACAGGTAAACACGAATGTTGCCGTTAAAGACGATGTAAATTCAATCGATCCTACAGACGTAGCTTCTATCGGGTTACAATTAGCCGATTTGCTAAAGCCGATATTAGGAATTATAAACGATTTCCCTATATCAGGTGGTGCAGTGCCGCCAACGGGAACGGCAACCGATTTAGCCTTGTATGTGCAAATAAGTTCTAATTTCGCTATTTGGCGTTACCGTAATTCGGTTTGGGTTCAGGAGTTATCTATACCTTTAGGCTTTGACTTCGGTACTGGAAACATTTCATTACAGGCATCAGTATTCGGCCAGGTCGTTTCAGTAAGCGCCGGTAAATGGGCTATTGATGGCGACCTGTATTCTAAAGCAACTCAAACGCAACTTGATTTAACGCCTGCAGATTTAAACTTTAATCGTATAGATTTAGTATACGCTAATACAGCAGGTAATATTTTGCTGTTGGATGGGGTGGCATCAGGAGGGGTAATACCGCCAGACGTACCAGTAAATAGCGCAGCGGTTGCTTACGTTTATATACCTGCTTCATCTACAGGTGAAATACCGTATATTTCAGATAGCAATTCATTCCCGCCTACTGACTACATTTATACAGAGGGCATATTCACCACAACCGATACAGGCCAAACCCGGATTATTATACCGCATGGCTTAAATAGTACACCTAAATGGTTTTCAGTAGAAGCTAATAACCGGAATGCCGGGAATCTTGGTATTTCATGGAAAGAGGCTGACGAAACAAATTTATATGCTACTTTAGGTTTTAGTCAGAATGATAGCGCAGAAATTAGATATATTTGGAAAGCGGAAAACCCTGGCGAATATGTACCGCCAACACCGGGAACAGATACGTGGGTAGATTCTGGTACTTGGAGCGATTCATCAGTTTGGATAGATTAATTTTAAAAATAAAGACATGGCAATACAGACATTTAACAATGGTGAATCTAATGCAAGCGTTAGAGCTAAAATAAACGGAAATGCTACAGAGTTAGACGGCAGGGTTACCGATGCCCAAACTGATGCTGATGCGGCTATTTCTGGTTTAGATAATAAGGTAGATAAAAGCGGTACAAAGGTATTATCGGATAATAACTATACTACAGCAGAAAAGACTAAGTTAAGTGGCATAGCAATAGGCGCAACAGCAAACGATACAGATGCTAACTTAAAAAACAGAGCTAATCACACAGGTACTCAATCTGCTGATACAATTACCGACGGAAGTACTAACAGAGTTTACACAACTGCTGAGAAAACTAACGTAGCAACTATTCCTACTCTTGCAGCAGCATCAAGAACTAGGCGAGGTACTTATGCTAATAAGTCTGTAGCATCGTTTGGCAGTAGGCTGCCCTTTTTTGCGGGACTATCTGATGGAACTGTAACCTCAGAAACGAGTAGACAAAATCATCAAGCTATATCTGCTATATCTGATTTACAGTTATTATTTGTTAATTTTCCGGGGGTGCAAGAAGTATCAACAACTATAGCTTACAATGATGTTACTATAGAGGCAAGTATAGAGTATCCAGCAGGGACTTTTACTAGAGTTACTTTCAACAATGGAAGTGATAATTTTTTATTAAAAAAAGACAGACAAATATTAAGTGATTATATCAATTTAGAATTACCAAAAGGTGCAATTTTTTGGGTTAGAACAAACGCATTGGTGACTAGTGGACAAAAATTCTTGAAAGTATATGCTACTGAAAATTTAGTAGGGTCAGCAGGGATTATATCTGGGAATTCTGTAATGTCAGGAACTATTCCTAATAGTACATCGCCTATTTTTACAGCAGCATTAGTAATGGGAATTTCACAGGGAAATGCTGGTTCAATATTTCAATTTGGAGATTCAAATTCGAGAGGCACGGGCGATGATTTAGGCACGCCACAAGCATATGGGTGGACATATGGTAATGGTGGAGGTTTATATGGACGATCTTTTAAAAATTTATTTCCAGTAGTAAGAGCAAATGATTCAGGTCAAAAAATATCTGATTGGTCTCCTACTGGAGGTGTTCAATCTAAATTTTATGGGGCAATTTTATCGACTGCACAATTTGCCATATCTAATTTAGGTACAAATGATATTCCTATTAGGACAGAAGTCCAGATAAAATCAGACTATCTTTCTATGTGGGGGTCTCAAAAATCAAGAGGTATAAAGATTTATCAATTAACTATACCTCCACGTACAACCAGTACTGATGCTTGGGTAACAGTAGCTAATCAAACCGTAGTCACAGGAGAGGCTATAAGAGTAGCGGTTAATGATTGGTTAAGAGACGGTGCTCCAATAACAATAAGTACTTATGTTGCCGCTGCAATTGGTGCCACAGGTTCTGACGTCATGAGAATTGGTAATGCTTTGCATCCACTAGCAGGCTATTGGGAATTAGCAGATGTTTTAGAATCGGCTAGAAACTCAGGTAAATGGAAAGCTAACTATACAGCCGATGGCCTACACATGAATCCAACTGCTCACGCATTAGGCGCAGCAGTAATAGATACTTCAGTATTTACAGTATAACATTATGAAAAATATATTAATAGCATTTTTAGCACTGTTCAGTCAGTATGCGTATTCTCAGGTAGGAGTTGCTACAGCAGATACGTCTTTAAGAGCGACGGTAAACGGTGCAGTATTTAAATGGAAGTCAAGTAATTACTATGCCTCTTTATTTGCTGCATTCAGAGCGCAAAGTAACGCCTTGTATGCTCCGATTACAGGGGGTGGGTACGTTCCTAATTCCAGGACTTTAACCTTTAACGGGGTAACTCAGGATTTAAGTTCTAATAGAACTTTTAATATCACCGATATTACTGGTAATTCAGGCACAGCGACTATATTACAGACCGCTAGAACGATTAACGGTGTTGCTTTTAATGGTAGTGCCAACATCACTGTTTCAGACGCTACAAAGGAGCCTTTGATCACTGCCGGTACAACTCTTCAATATTGGAGAGGTGATAAAACCTTTCAGACGTTAAATACAAGTGTGGTTCCTGAATCAGGTAATTTGTATTGGACACAAGCTAGGTTCGATACTGGATTTTCAGGCAAATCTACATCTAATTTAGCAGAGGGAACAAATCTGTATTATACGAATACTAGAGTAAATACAGTTGCTCCAACTTTAACAGGTAGCGGCGCTTCTGGAACTTGGCCTATAAGTATTACGGGGAATTCAGCTAATGCTACTACGTGGAACGGGGCTGTATTCGATGGTCAGTCTGTCCTAACAGGAACGTATACTTATATCTTGGGATACAATGGCACTAAGTGGATGCCCTCAAGTGCCGCGCAAGTTCAAACATTTTTAGGTTTAGGGCCTAATGCTTATACGAGTACCGCGTATACTCCCACAGCACGAACAATAACAATCAATGGTGTTACTCAGGATTTGAGTTCAAACCGAACGTTTACCGTAACAAGTGCAACTCCTACACTAGATCAGGTTTTAACAGCAGGAGCATCAAGTAATCAAACTGCGGGTTTTGGAAATGTTAATGTAATAGGTAACGTTACGGCCGCTGGATATAATGCTACAAGCGGTACAGTTTCCAATGCTCCTGTAGCTAGTACAGACGTAGTAAATAAAACTTATGCAGATGCATTAGGTAAAGAATATTTAACTGTAAATAGTTGGGGGTCGAATCCCACTTTGTACATTACAGGCGGCTCTTTTTATGCTGGCGGTAGCGTGTCTGTAGTTTACATAGATTGCTCTACCGGGAATAAAACTTTGTATTTACCTACAATAACTGATATGTTTGGTAGGAAAGTTGTTGTATATAAAACGGATGCATCGGCAAATACCGCTACCATAACATCTACAGCGGCATTAAATATAAACGGGTCTCCTACTTACACATTAACAACACAATACCAGTCTGTAGAAATCAGAGCAGGTAACAACGGTTTCACAATCCCAAATCAATATTATGCAAGGTAAAATCACCCTATTGTTACTATGTGTAGCACTTTTCGCAAAAGCACAGAACTACTCAGTGGCAGAACCTCGTATGAGGGTCAATCGAACGGCTTCATTGACTTTGTCTACGTCATGGCAGACCTTAGCCTTTAACGGTACGTCAACATTAAACTTCAATACCTACGGCATGAATCCTGCTACAGGTACACAGATGGTAAGCTACAACACCACCTCAAACGTTTTCCGGGTCTACGGAGAATACGATAAAAATATACTTGTTCAGCTTTTCTTCAATACAACTACAACGGCAATAGCAGTAGGTACAACGATGCAATACAGGTTTATTATTCCTAACGGCGGTGGTGCCGGAGTGGATACATACTTTCCTTTCCCTGAGAACGGTGGTTATGGAGAGATTGCTAGCGTAGGGCTTGCTACTGTAGGTATGAATAGTATATCTTCACCTCTGGCTGTATATGCTAATAGTGCAGTCAGGACGAATGGATTTTATATTCAGGTAAGGTTGTCTAACACAGTAACTTTAGGCAGCAGTACGATTAACTCAGCGGCTTGTGTTATTACATCCAGGTACTAAAGCAAATCACTATCATCCTCATCGTGCCACTTAGCCGACCTCAATACCCGTTTGCCTGTCTTGAAAAATGCAAATAGGCAAACGGCGTAAATTATGACAGGCACCATGCGGCGAAGTTTATCCATGCGACCCAGAAAACTACTACGGCAAATACGATCCATAGAAGGGCATTCACTTGTTTGTCTTTCATATCAAACGGATTAAAGCAAAAACCATAGATACAAGGATCAGGATAAACGTAAATGTTACTACGTTACCTATCCATTTCGGGGCTGCCATTGACTGGCGGGTTGATCTTATTGAGTTCATATTAAAGGTGGTTTTGATCGTCTCCGTAAACGAGGTAAATTAAATAAATCAGCACAATAGTAGCGAGTAAAGCTTTCATAATCTTTCAGGATCTACATCTATCGTGTATTCGATTTGAAGTTCAGTTAACCGGGCAAGCAAATGTATTATTTGCAAGTAAGTCTGATCTGGTTCAATAACGATCCATCCCGGTGAAAATGGAGGGTATAGACCGAGGTTATATAAATAACAGTCTTCCGGTCTATCTGATATTTTCAAAGTGGCATATTGAGCTACCAAATCAGAAACGCTTAAACTTATCGTGCAATAGTACGGCATACAGTTACGGATTTAATCAATTCCTTATCAAACAAATGTGTGTGCGTACCAAAATCAAGCAACCATTCTAAATTGCGATCTAATACGCGTTCAGGGTATAGTACAACGCAATGCCCCTGCTCAGTCTGCGCTTTAAATGTTACTTCGACCATCTGTGATACGTTTTACCTGGTTAATGTTTACAGCGATAAAATTCCCATCCTTATAAAGGTATAAAATATTTACCTCAGATTGTTTACGTCCCCTTGCAGGAATCAGTTCAGCAGTTTCGATTGAATCGCAATCAATTTCTGATTGGCCTAGGTGTTGGGTTTTGAAGTGGACGGTTATCATTATTTAAAAACTCCTGCAATTAAAGATATAAAACAACGAACTACACCAGCTATAGATCCACACAGCAAACCGCCTAATAATATTTGATTTATTGTGCTGTTTGGTTTCATGTAATGAGTCAAAAGAACGCCAACACAAAATGACAGCATGAAACTAAAGATCATACCAAATAGTTCAGTTTTTATTTTGTTTTCCATACCCCAAACATAAATACAAATTTCCATACGTGAGTAATTGTAACACTATTGTTGCAATCAGGAATTATTTATACCTTTAAGCATTATGGAAAACTACACAGACCCCGTTGAAGACGAAGAAGAAAACCCAGAAACCGATTTAGCTGCGTGCGGAATTAAACCGGTAACTGCTGGAGGCCCTACTCCCGGCAAATGGAAATGTATAGGCGCAGATTGGAAATGGGTAGAGAACATCGGTGGATAGCAGGGCTATTATTACCGCGCTTATGACTGCATGCTATGTGTGCAGTCATAATCTGTATTTATACTGTATACAGAAATGCCATATCGATGCGGATCAGGATAAGATTTGGCGCAATGCTGAGCTGCTTGTATTTGTAGCTCCTTTACTCATTATGGGTAATAGTTCCACAAAATCAAAATCCGAGATTGCATTCCGAAATATCGCATATGTTTTTCTATCAATTATATCCGGTCTGGTTATTGTTAATGAATTTGGGTTAATCGCCCGTCCATCCCTGCAGATTTACTACCTGAACGCTATAACATTCGCATACACACTATACGCGCTATTTCGCGCAGATCAAAACGGTAATATCTGATATGGTAACACACGCAATAAAAACAGTAATTATGTGGGCAGGGACTGTAATAAGGGAAGGAGTGATTTTAACGGGGTTTTTCATAGGTTTTGGCACGCATGACATAGCGCAGATACTTGCTTGTGCTGTATCAATTACATGCGGTTTCGGCTTGCGTATGGTTATGATAGCGGCAGGAGGGAGCGCGTTAGGCCGGGGTATTGTAACGTTGCATGCATTCGCTACGGTGTTTATGTCGTGGACAGCATATCAGTTTTGGATCAATGGGCTGCACGCTATACGCCCTTTCAGTTCGGTAGGTCTGCAGGTTTATTTGATAATTTGTAGTTTTATGGCTGTGTATTTGATACAATCGTTAGAGAAGATTAGTAAGATTTCTTTTAATTCAATGGTTAAAAAATATTACACTGATGATAAGAACGAGGGGGATAAGTCATGAGTTTTGAACAAATTGCATTAATAATAGCCTCAACAATTACAATGCTTCTAATGGTAGCTTTAACGTGTGTACTGATGTATTACACTTGCAGGCTAAAGATGGCTTATAGGCCGCTTAAAATCCTTATACGGACGGTTATATTTGATTTCTGGTATATCAAATGGTTAGGCCGATGGTTGTGGCATAATACCCTTGCAATTTGGAGCGTGCCTACTATGTTTTGCCTGGTATTTATCATATCACAGTTAAGCGGATTATTGTTTAATCGGGAGATATTGAAGCGAACGACGGAGCTGATTATCGTTACTCCGATCCTTTGGGTATCCTTAACCGGATTGATCTACTTTTTACTACGTAGAGGTTATAAATTAATTTAGTATATTTGGTTATGGCAAAATTCGGATCTGCTTCACTAGCAAAACTTAAAGGCGTACACCCTGATTTAGTCAGGGTAATGAATGCTGCAATCACAGATAGCCCGGTGGATTTCTCTATTGTTTATGGGGTACGCACTCAGGCTGAACAGGTAGGGCTATATGCTTTAGGCCGTACTAAAGTTAACCCGGACGGTAAAAGTGCTAAAAAGCCTTTAGGTAACATTGTGACGCAAAAGAATGGAACTACGAACAAGAGTAATCACCAGGTTAAAAGTTCTGGATTTGGCGAGGCAATAGACTTCTGCCCATATATAAATGGAAAATTGGATTGGGGTAATGACGCAGCATTTAAGCTGATAGTAGTTCACGTAAAGGCTATAGCGAAATGTCTTAATATTCCGATTGTCTGCGGTATTGATTGGAAAAGTTTACCAGACGCACCGCACGTAGAATTAGCTAAATAATATATGAAAATAGATTATCAAGGTTACAGAATAATAAACAACATGGAAACAAAAGTAATTTCAAGCCCTAAATTCACACTGCAATTAAGGGATTTTTTAAGGGGCGCTATTCTTGCAGTAGCTACACCTGTATTGGTAGTCGTTCAGCAAACAATAGAAACAGGCGTGCTGAAATTTAACTGGCCACAAATCGGAACCGTTGCAATCGGTGCATTTCTTGCTTATATTGGTAAGAACTTCTTATTTGAACCGGCAAAGGTAATCACTACAACCACAAACGAGGCGGTAGGTAGAGTTGAAGATAAAATTAATCAGTCGGTATGAGACGCTCAGAAATAGAATCACTAGTTGCCGAAGTGGATTTACTAGAAAACGTAACACCCCAGGATCTAGCTAAAGAAGCTAAATTGGGGTGGGTTAAACGTTTGCTTTTCCTTGCTGTATGGCCTTTGATTAAGCCGTTTTTAGCAAGGAAGTTGGGGGAACGTGTTGTTGATGTGCTAGGTAATATATTGGCTGAGATTTAGAAAGGTTCAGGGGATTTGAACTTCGGTCTTTCATATTTCGTTTTACCCGTCAACTCCATCCATTTTACTAAAAAATAGTGTAACTTTTCTTGATCAATAATATTGTTAGCTAATTGATATCTAACCTCGCAGCATAAATCGTTTGCTGCTTTATCTCTTTTTGCTTTCAGGTTGTTCATATATGATCTGTTAGGTCGGGTTTTGGAGGGGGTTTAAAAGCTGTCTTTCTGCGAACTTGGCGCCTTCCTTAAAAGCCGATATTTGCAGGCTTCTAATTCTATCAAGCTGTATTTGTTCGCTAGTAAATCCGCTGTACCTTTTAAAATAAATAGCACTAGCCTGATTACTTATTTCCTTACCAGACAGCGGTTGCTTACTCTGATTAGCATAAATTTCGGCTGCTTCTTGTATCGCTGCTGTCAAATTATCTGTGCCAATATATCCTGGGCTATAAGCTAAAAGAACATACTCCTTGTACCCGTATTTAGGCGCTATCTGGTCAAGTATTTCTGTTATTGATTTCATGATTTAACCCTTTTAAGTTCTTCTTTATTAAAAACCTTCAATCCATCAACCCCCCATTCCTCGTCGAAATCAACTGTAAATTCGTGGTAATGGTCGTCAATCTCTACTATTGTTCCCGTATGATCGTTGTATGGATTGAAATACCTGCTTTTGACCTCTACTCGGTCACCTACTTTTCTTCTCATGTCGTCTCCATATATTTTACAACCCAAACCAAAAGTCCGATGCAAATTAATGCTATTGCGATGTGTGTGGGTTTCATGATGTAGCTAGTTTAACCCACCCGTATTCAATTTGCTTTTCAACAGACAATCCGTTGTAAGGCAAGGCATAGCCTTTTGAGCGCAAGAAATCTTTCATCTGCCACCATTGCGTCCCATGTAAGGAACTCCCTTTATTTAAATAATCATTGAAAATTTGCTTAACCATATTCGGTTTAAGATATGAGCCATGATAAGATGTTGATTGCACGATAGGAACTAATAGTTCTAAATCTTCATCTGTTATTGATGAAAGGGGTTTGAGTAGTAAAATACTTTCTTCAAACCTGTACATATTGGATTGAACAACCGGGTAAATTTGACTTACGCCAGAATTATCCACGTCTTGTATCACCGCTTGACCCCAATACTGCGCAAAGAACTTCGCTTTATTTTCTAATGTGTTTTGTAATTCCATACCGATCTAATTATTAATAATTGAATAAACCGTAGGCGCAGTCATATTATACGACTTGCAGATCCCGGCAATAACACCGCTACTCATGCCACCGTCTGCCATTTCCTTTTTATACCTTTCTTTAATGCGCTCATTCCGTTCTAAACGTTTGCGCTTATTCTCTGTAATTGTTTTTGTCATGAAGCAAATGTAAGCATAATACATATAAGTTGTATAAAATATTTAATAAAATTATTTACAAATAAATTTGCTAGTCTGGTTTCCTTTGCTTTACTTTGTCCTAACAAAAACAAAACAACATGAGCATCAAACCAATCGGCCTAGCCTCAACAGAAGAATATAAAGGCTTAACAACTTTCTTCTTTACGAACGGAGAAAGCCAAAGTATCCCGACAGAACGCATTGAGGCGTTTGTTGTTGAACGGGGCATGAACGTAGAACATCAGCTTATTGATTGCGACGAATATGGTCAGGCTATAAGCGCACCATGCGAAACACAATCAGCATCCGACTACCTAGACGAAAACTGGGAAAAAGTAACTAACAGATTTTATAACGAAGTAATACTTAAAGGGTAGAAATATGAAAACAGATGGAAATGATCCGGCACAGGCTTTAATGCCTAGCCATACCGATCCAAACGCAATTATTGAAACAGATTTTGGCGGACTAACCAAACGCGAATATTTTGCGGCTATATCGAATAGCAATGCTGACGGATTATCTACGGATACTATGCAGCAAATAGTTGGGGAAGAAATCCCTATTAGCCCAATGGAAAGAGTAATGTTTTTCTTAAAATTAGAGGCTATATATAAAGTGATGCAAGCAGACGCATTAATCAAAGCCTTAAACGAAACACCATGCTAGAAAACCTAAAACAATCAATCGAACACCTCAACAGAGCAATAGCCAACTTTGAGGAAGCGGATGCAAATTTTAAAGGCATCGAATCAAATGAATATTTTAAACTTATGCCGAGCGAAAAGCCAGCGGAGGTAAAGGCTTTGTTTGATTTGCGGTACAAATGCCGCGCTACTCTAATCGGAGCCGTTAAACTAGTAGGAATGGAGGTGGTAGGTGAATAATTATCAATGGCAAGGCCAAAAAGTAAAGGTTACATTCGGATATGTAAATGTAACAGAAAACATAGAGAAGCCACTTTATTGGTATAATTATGAATGTCACCAAAATAAAGTTGGCGCAGAATGGAAACATAAATTTGCTCTTATACCAGCCGTCAAAGTAACAACAGAAAACTCGGAATTTCTTCTGTCAAATCAAGCAGGTTTAGCAGTTCATAAATTAATTAATGGCGGATGGCCGAACTATTCTCATTCGTCATTAAATGGAAAATTTACAGAAGATAATTCTCCTGTGTGGGCTATAAAAGAGTTTGACGAAGAAGAGTACTGTGTGATAGAATCAGCAAGAAACAAGTGGTTTTCTCAGGAATACCCAGAAGAGTGGAATAAGTTAAAAGAATTACAAGAGTCTTATAGGAAAATACAATGGGTAAAGAGAAATTCATAAAACAAGACACAAACACGCGGCCTATTCCGTTCGTTCAATACGTGGCTGCAATGCTAATCGTCATGGTAACTTTATGTTGCCTAGATAAATGCGGAGTTATTAAGGTTAGAAATAGTCAGTGGGAAACAACTAAAACAAGATAAAATGAAAAAACATGAATTGCTGAAATATGCGTATGATAACTACAAAGATGGGACTGTTGTGAAGTGGGGTGGCGGCGAAATAACTCTAAATGGGGTATACCAATTTAATGATGAAGGCCGAATATTGGACGGTAATTCGAAATGCGTTTACGACCCAAAAGATTCGCGTATGAACTGGGCAACAATAGTGCTTGCAACTTTTGAATGTGCCGACTGCGAAAGAGAAAAAGACTTATCTCTAAGAACGGATGGGCAACCTAACGTATGTACTGACTGCACGAACTCATATAAGAAAAATAGCATCCTATCCGGTAAATGCGCAATCCAAGTCAACAACGAACGCGAGTTTAAGTTGCTGATGGAGCATATGCACTCTAAAGGCTGGACGTGGAACGGTGGAGAAGATCCTATTTCTCTTTATATACCAAATAGAAAATATCCATTCGCTATTTGGTACGAAAACGAGTTCTTATGGGATGATGTGGAATTATCTAAAGATCGTCTTTTAATCCCATTCTCAGACTTCGCTTCCGAAGTAGGCATCACTGTTCCGGTGTTCGTTATGACTAGTGAAGATGGTGTACCGCTTTATGAGGGGGATACATACTATAGAGTGTATCATTATGATGCAACCAATTTCCCGAAATGGGTTCAAGACGAGTGTAGTCCATTGGCTAAAAACCACGCTGTAGTTGATGGACATTCACAAAGTAAAGCATTCTCAACCAAAGAAGCCGCAGAGAAGTGGTGTAAAGAGCAGAATAAGCCTAAACATATCGTTATAACGCATACCGGAGGTGACATTACAGTTAGCAAAGCGGCAATAACATTCAATACTCCAGAAAAGTGCTTTAGCGGATCTTACTTCCAGAAAATAATTGAAGCCTATAAATCACTACAGTAACTACATCGTTACAAAACTAGTCGTACCTATTGAGTAAATTGCGCTATGTCAAACACCGACCACGACAAACAACTGATACGTAAAATATTCGATCAATTCAGTGAAATGTCAACAACAGAATTTAAAACCGAAACAGGTAAGGAAATTGGCGCGGCATTGTCTTATGCAATTAGCAATATCATTAAGCCTTACATGATTGAATTAAGTAAAGAATTAAAATAAACTATGGAAATAGCACTAAAGCCAGAAATGCCAACGATACAGGAACTATACTCTAATCCTGGATTAGCATTAAAAGAAGATCAGTTATCGCACTATCTAAATCAGCAACCGCCAGCAAGCTGGGTAAAAGTTCACCCTTACATTAATGGCTATAAGTACCTGCCTATTGAGAAAATAGAGTACCTGCTTAAAAAGCTATTTAAAAAGTTCCGTATTGAGATATTGAGAGAGGGTACAGCATTTAACGGGGTGTATGTTGTCATACGGCTTTGGTATCGTGACTTACTTACCGGTGAAATGGATTTTCACGACGGTATCGGGGCTATCCAGTTGCAAACTGCAAAAGGCACATCACCTGCAGACCTCGCAAACATCAACAACGGTGCTTTGTCTATGGCGTTCCCTTTAGCCGAAACAATCGCTATCAAAGATGCAGCCGACAAGTTGGGGGACATTTTCGGAGCTAACCTAAACCGTAAGGACGTACTTGCATTTCAGATGGATACTAAGTTAGCCGAAATGGTCAGGACTAAAGAGGAAGACCGCATGGTCAGGCTAATTGATAATGCAGATACGTTAGACGCGATGTCTGGATTAAAAGATCACGTAACCGAGAACATTAAACATTTTTACGAAGAGAAATGGAACGAACTGCAAGGCAAATAGCCGATTCATTTAAGATCAGGGCGAGCGCAACTATTGAAATTTGCGCTGGTGAAATCGGCTTAACCGATAAGCAAAAAGAAACTTTAGATATTTATAACAAGCGAATTTCTGATTTCGCTAATGGCGTACCAAAAGCTAAAGATTTGACCGATAAGCAAAAGTTGGATATGTTTACACTTGTTTATAAACGAGACAATCCTGAGCTGCCAGAGGGGGCAAAAACTCATTGCAAGAAGTGGCTTAAAGACTACCTATATAAACGTCGTGAAGATCTTAAAAACAAGTATGTAGCCAAAGGCAATGAAAGCGAAGAGGACGGGTTTACCTTAATGGCCTTGCAACTTAATTTAGGCATGGTCTATAAGAATACCGAGCGACGAAAAAACGACTTTGTTGAGGGTGAATGCGATTTGCACCATAATCGGGTTACCTATGATAATAAATGCTCATGGTCGCTTGACACATTCCCGATGTTTGAATTTGATATACCAAATGACCGCTATTGGTGGCAGTTGCAATCTTACGATATACTTTGGCCGTCTGATGAACTTTGCTTATGCTATACGCTTATTGACGCGTCTATTGAAACATTTGAAAAGTTTGTTAAATGGGAGCCTTTACATGACGCTAGATATAAAATAGCCAATAACATGATTTTTAGTAAAGCTCAATTTGATAAGGCTAAAGATTTGTTTTTTAATACATCAACTAAGGATAGCTTTATTGAGATACCCGAATCAGACAGGATAAAATCATTTACTTTCAAACCAGACAAAAAAGCTCAGGCATTAATCGAAAAAAGAGCCCATATGTGCAAGGATTATATTTACGAACTTCTCATTAAAATGGGGTATCCGCAAGCCTAACCGGATCAGAATAGTTAGGCGTAAAAATTAAATTTAAATATCTTCTTACACTTCAAAAGGCTGGACATTGATCCGGCCTTTGGGGGTAGATGGAAACTGAAAACAAACATAAATTAAATCTATCAGAGAAAGCCTACATATTCGAGTGCTATTTTGCATTTGGGATGCAGATAGGGACAATAGCTAAGCAACTAAAATTTTCCTATACGAAAGTCAGCAGAGCTTTAGATGATGGATTTTTCAAGTTAAGCGACGAATCGACAAAAACAATAACCTTAAAATCAAAAGTATAATGCCTAAAAAACTATTATCAACAATCCTAGCTGAGCGTACCGAATCAATCGAGTACAGGCAGATCAGAAGCCAGTTAATGACATTGGCGCAGAACCACAAAAACGAACTGTTAAGAATCCGTGTTGGTGATTATGCGATTAACCGTTTACGAAACGAGGGTATAAACGTAGAGTTAATTAACGATTTCGGAACAGATAAATTCAAATTATCATGGTAGCGAAACGAAAAGGTAAATTGATAGACGGCATACCAGAAACGGTGTGCCTGTTCAACGCAAAAGAGATCGAATATATCGCTATGACAGCCAAATCAATACCGTATAAAGTTGATGCCCTAAAGGCCGCTATCATCGTTCCGCCCGACCATATGGATATGGCAGCGGAAAACTTACATGTTCGGCATTTAATCAATAAATTTGCGTTCGTTATTCAGGCAAGCATTGGAGCAGAATATTTGCCAGGTAAAGAATATTCCCCTGAATTGCGGGGTAGGATTGTTCCGGTTGTTGAAGTTGATCACGTGGTACTGCCTTTAAAGGCACAGGTTTGGTCTGGCGATGCTGGGAGATTATATTTCAAAGCGGTTGACAAAGGGATCTATACTGTTCAGTATTTAGGTGATATGAAGCCGGACGCGAAGTTAACTGAAAGTTCGATACGGGGTATGGTTAAGCGCGGAGAGATTAAGATGGAATTGTAATTGTCATAGAGATGTCATTAAAATAATATTGTCTTGTATTTATTTGTGGGTGCAAATATTAGTTGTATATTTGTTCTGTCAATAAGGCACAGCAAAATTTAAAACTTACAATTATGGCATTCGCAATCTTAATTATCAAAAAATCAAAAAACGTTCACGCTTGGCAAAATGAATTTGTAGGCCAAAAGGTTAAAGCTAGAATTAATGACGACGGCACATATTCGGTTGTTTTCGCAGACAATGTTCACCTTAGAGGAATTAATCAGAATTGGTTGGTTGGCGGCTTGGATCACGACCTTAACACTGTAGAGGAAATACAAAACGACGGTTATATAATAAACCCATTATTACAAAGATAAAAACACAACCCGCCCCGCCCTAACAAGGCGGGGTTTCGGGGTAAAAACAAATAACATGGGACGCAAAAAGAAAGAACCAACATTTAAGCCATCACTCAGATGCCAGGTAGCCAAATGGAAAGAGCTACAAGATAAATACCCTCGTAAACTTAATAAGATGTTCAATGAATGGTTGGAAACTTTATGACAACAGCCGAAATAAAGTCTGTAAAGCAGAATTGTGATATAGTAAAGGTAATATCCCATTTCATAGAATTAAAGCGTGACGGGGCTAATTATACAGCCACATGTCCATTTCATAACGAGCGATCGAAGTCGTTCACTGTATCCGCGTCAAAGAACATATTTAAGTGCTTCGGTTGCGGGAAATCGGGGGACGTTATAGATTTCGTTCAATTTCATAAAGGTATACCGCAGCCGGAAGCTGTTCAATGGTGCGCAGATTTCCAAAATATAACGATACAGCCAGAGTATAAACCTGAACCTTACACCGAGCCTATAATTAGCTACTTCCATCGCGGAGCGTTCCTGAATGCAATGAACAACCTAAAACGTTATGATAACAATTTTATGAAGTGGCTATGGTCGGTTTACCCAGATAGCTATATCGATTACCACGTTAGTTCATCGAAGCATTGGCCTGGCGCAGTAGTGTTTTGGTACGAAGATAACCGGGGGTTGATAAGATCTGGTAAGATAATGCAATACGATCAGGAAACAGGTAAGAGAGTTAAGGAACCTAAGCCTTTAATTACATGGGTTCACAAGGTTCTGAGTATACCCGGTTACAACTTCGAAATATGCCTATTCGGGGAACATTTGCTCAATAAATACCCAGACAGATCAGTATGTATAGTAGAATCTGAAAAGACTGCCATAATCGCTTCAATAGCTTACCCTAATTACATTTGGCTTGCAACCGGTAGCTTGACTAACTTAACTTATAAACGTTGCAAAGTACTTAAAGGAAGAAACGTAACGCTTTACCCGGACTTAGGGGCAGAAGAACGCTGGCAAGAAAAAATAGAGCAGTTACAGCAACTAATGCCAGATACGAATTATTCTATGCGCGCTATGAAAAGCAGCGAAAAAGGATACGATTTATGTGACTACATTTTAGACCGATTAAAACCTAAACAATGACAATAACCCCGCACGACTACCAATACGAATTAGTCAATAACA